CCTGATGGCTCATTACGCATTTCTTGACGACAACAACATTGTGACCGAAGTTATTGTTGGTCGTGACGAAGATGAAGTTGTGAACGGCATTTCCGATTGGGAGGCTTATTACGGCCAGCAACGCAATCAGCGTTGTGTCCGCACCTCGTACAACAACAACATTCGGAAGAACTATGCGGGTGTCGGGTTCACTTACGATGAGGGCCGTGATGCTTTCATCCCGCCTCAGCCGTATCCGTCATGGGTGTTGGATGAGGACACCTGCGAATGGGATGCGCCGGTTGCTTGCCCGGATGACGGTCAGCGTTATGTGTGGGATGAGGACACCACCAGTTGGGTGCAGATCGACCTAGGTAGTTGATCATGTCGTTGATCTACGACGACACCTATGGGTATGACACCCCCAACATCACGTTTGAAGGCACTGGCCCGATCAACAACGCCTATACGGACCCGAACATTGTTTACCGGTCAACATCCGCCAGTTATCAGGGTGCCGTTGTTCATCAGGCCACAGCCTCCGGCAGTGGCACCGGCTCCTCCAGCGTCACCTACACGACTGTCGATGTCTCCGCCATCTACCGTGGCTATAGGAATCACAACACCCAGTACCGTCAGTCTGATGTGTTGTATACGGGAGAGAAGGGTGCCGCCGCCACAGGCTCCGGCACCTCCACCCAGTCTGCTGTAGGCGTAAACATTATTCCCCGTACTGCGACCGGCACGGGTGGTGCCACAGCCGGAGACTCCGCTACCGGACTACGAACTGCGTTGGAAACGGCCACAGGGTCCGGCACTGGTGCTCAGACAACCACTGGCCTGCGTACTGCTGTGGAGACTGCCAGCGGGTCTGGTGTGGGTGCTAGCACGATTGTTGCCGCCAAGGCATCGTTGCGTACCGCCAGTGGTGCGGGTGTTGGGGGGTCGTCTATTGCGGCGTTTACCACGACGTTCAAGACGGCGACCGGTTCTGGCAACGGTTCCCGTGACGTGGCGTTGTGGAGCAACGCCGGTGAGACCCTGTCGATGGCAGTGATCATGCGGCCGGTGTATGGGCCGGGGTTCCGTCGACGTGTGAACTATGCGGTGCAGGTGCCACGCGACTGATTTATGGATCTTGAATCACTGTTAGATGAGCGGGAGTGGCGGCGTTGCCGTGGTCCGGCAAACGCCACCAACGAACAACTTGCCGAAGCGTTCGCCTACTTCTGTGAGCACTACTGGCACATCAAACATCCACAGGACGGGCGGATCCTGTTTGAGTTGCGGGACGCGCAGGTGCAGACGATCGAACACTGGCTGGACAGCCGGTATTCGGTTGTGCTGAAGGCACGTCAGATTGGGTTCTCCACACTTGCGGCGGCGTACGCGTTCTGGTTGACGTTCTTCTTCCCTGACCGGTTCGTGGTCATGTTGTCCCGTACGGAGCGTGAGGCGGCGAAACTGCTGTCGAAGTCGAAGTACGGCTACAAGTTCATGCCTCAGTGGATGAAGGATCGTGGCCCTTCACTGGTGGTTGATAACCAGTTGAAGTTGTTGTTTGAGAACGAGTCAGCGATTGAGTCGTTGCCGTCTGGCAACGACCCTGCCCGTGGCGAATCGGTGTATCTGGTGATCGTGGACGAGATGGCGTTCTTGCCGAACCCTGAAGAGGCGTGGGCGTCCATTGAGCCTGTCGCAGACGTGGGTGGCCGTGTGATCTGTCTCAGTACGGCGAACGGGTCCGGCAACTTCTTTCATCATCTGTGGACTGGTTCGCAGACCGGCACGAACTTGTTCTCAGGGTTGTTCTTCCCGTGGTCTGCCGGCGATCGTGATGACGACTGGTATGAGGCGAAACAGCGGTCGATGCCGGGATGGCAGTTGCATCAGGAGTATCCGCGTTCCCCAGATGAGGCGTTCATCAAGTCCGGTAACCCTGTGTTCGATGTCGACGTGCTGGATGGCTTTGAGACTGTGGAGCCGACACGCGGCTTTGTGCATGTGTTGTCGCCGAAACACATGGAGTATCGGCTGACTCAGGACGGCGAGTTCGCTGTGTGGTCCCAGCCATCTCCTGATGGCGTGTACGTGATTGGCGCTGACGTTGCTGAGGGGTTGTCGCATGGCGACTATTCGTCGTGCCATGTGTTGAACGCCCGTGATGGTGCGCTGGTGGCGCACTGGCACGGGCATGTCGAACCTGACTTGTACGGCAATCTGTTGTCGGAGATCGGATGGTGGTTCAACACGGCTCTGGTGGGTGTGGAGAACAACAACCACGGTTTGACGACGTTGAAGGCGGCTCAGCGGTACGGGTATCGGAATCTGTATCGGACTCGCAGGCTTCAGCAGAGAAACCCGGAAGCGACCGAGCAGTTGGGTTGGCGAACCACGTCATCGTCCAAGCCGTTGGCGTTGGACGAGTTGTCGGCGGCGTTGCGTGACGCGGGTGTGGTGATTCCGTGTGATCGGACGATTGCAGAGTTGCGGACGTTTGTGCGGGATCAGAATGGTCGGACGCACGGGTCGCCGCATGATGACCGTGTGATGTCGTTGGCGATTGCGAACCAGATGTTGAAGTACGTGTGGTTGCCGGAGTATCGGGGTGAACAGCCGTTGCCGAAGTACAGCCTTGGCTGGTTTGAACGGTTTGTGGTGGATGAGGGGTCGGCGTTTGAACGGGTGCCGATTGGTGCCCACAACTTCCGGAAACGGATGTGATTCGGCCGGTTTCGGCCGAAAACCCTTAGGTAACGATCTGCCCTATGTGTGTATGGGCAGTGAGATTTGCACCGACTGCGGGAAACAGTTCCGGGTCGATCCCAAGACGCCACGTTCGATCTGTTTCCGATGCCATGCGTCGGGAATCAGTTTCGGGTTCCAGCAGGGCCGCGAGATGTGGGGGCAGTCCACAATCAAAGAGCAGGAGCGGGAGATCATCGATTCTGCGAAGCGTGACGGCCGTGAAATTGAGTACGTCGGGAACCGGTGGGTGTGAGATGCCGTCGTGGGTCCAGATCGCTGTCGCTTTGCTGGCCCCATCTGGAGTGCTGGTGGCTCTCATCGAACGCACCAGACGAGAGAACAACCGGGATCACGCCCGTAACAGCGACTTGTTGCATTCGATCGACCGCAAGGTGGATCACGTCAGCGAACGAGTGGATGACCACATCGAATGGCATCTGGACAAAGGGAGATGATGATGGATTACCGTGACGCTTTGAGGCGAGCCTTCGCGACATTTGTCGCGGGCGCGACTGCCTCGCCGCTTACGACCGAAGTGTTTGATTGCTCGTACTTTGAGGCGGCGCTGATGGCAGGCGTTATCGCTTTGTGGAACCTTGCTGGCCGCACCGCACAGGCGTTCCTTGTAAATCTCCCTGAGGATCGGGCCTGATGGCACGCCCATCCAACGCCGATCGGCTCGGCAAGTATCGCAAGCATCTCGCCACGTCGAAACGGTGGCGGCGTGAAGAGGGCTACGACTCCTGTTGGCGTCGGCTGATCGATCTGTATCGGGGCCGCCACTACGAGTTTGCGTCTGATGAGGATCGTCTGCTGGTCAACATTGCGTTCTCCACGGTGAACGTGATTGCTCCGTCGGTGTCGGTGAACTATCCGAAGATCGCGGTGAATGCGACGAAGCCGGATGATGCGCCGAAGGCGATCATCACGGAGGCGGTCATCAACTACTGGTGGCGGCATTACAAGGTGAAGCCAGAGTTCCGGCGTGCGGTCAAAGACTTTCTGGTGGTCGGTCACGGCTGGCTGAAGTGCGGCTACCGGTATGTCGAAGAGGAGACGGTGGAGTCTGGTGACGAGCCGTCGGATCCAGACGCTGAGGGCAACGAGGTGACACCGTCGATTGTGGTTGTGGAGGACCGCCCGTTTGTTGAGCGTGTGTCTCCGTTCGATGTGTTCATCGATCCGGATGCCACATCGATGCGGGACGCCAAGTGGATTGCTCAGCGGGTCCGCCGCCCGTTGGCCGATGTGAAGGCCGACAAGCGGTATGCGAAGCAGGCCCGCGATCGGGTGGCCCCGTCATCCACGTCACGTTTCGCTGACGAAACGGGACGGAAGAAGACCCACGACGACAGCCACTCGTACGTTGACATCTGGGAGTACTACGACATCCGGACCAAGACGATGTCGGTGTTTGCTGAGGGGGGCGACCACTTCCTGATCAAGCCAACAGAAATGCCGTACGCGTTCGGTCATCCGTTCGTGATGATCCGCAACTATGACGTGCCGGATCACTTCTATCCGATGGGTGATCTGGAGGCGATTGAGCCGCTTCAACGGGAGTTGAATGAGACCCGCACACAGATGATGAACCACCGCAAGCGGTTCTCACGCAAGTACCTGTTCAAAGAGTCTGCGTTTGATGGTGATGGCCGTTCAGCGTTGGAGTCTGATTACGACAACGTGCTGGTGCCGGTTGCTTCGGATGAGCCGCTGTCGAATGTGGTGGCCCCGTTCCCTGCGGTGATCACTCCCCCAGAGTTCTACAACCAGTCGGAGATGATCCAAGGGGATGTGGAGCAGATCACCGGGGTGTCGGAGTATCAGCGTGGCGCGTTGCCGGAGATCCGTCGCACAGCGACGGAGGCCGCGATCATGCAGGACGCGGCGAACGCTCGTGCGGCTGACAAGTTGGCGACGATTGAGGGTGCGATCGTTGAGGTTGCTGTCCGGATGGTTGCTTTGGCTCAGCAGTACATGACGGGTCAGCAGGTTGCGCGTGTGACTGGCAAGGATGGGGTGCCGATGTGGGTCACGTTTGATCGTGACTACATCTCTGGGCAGTTCGACTATGAGGTGGAGGCTGGTTCTACTGCGCCTAACAATGAGTCGTTCCGTCGCCAGTCGGCTCTTCAGATGGTGGATGCGATGGCTCCGTTTGCGTCTGCTGGTGTGATCAACGTGGAGCGGCTGGCCGCTCACGTGTTGCAGTTCGGGTTCGGTATCAAGAATCCGGGTGAGTTCATCCAAGCGCCGCAACCTGAGGATCAGGTTGGGCCGGAGGCTGTTCCCGCTCAGATGCCTGTGCCGATGCCTGAGCCGCCTCCGGCGGGTCCGGCTGGTGTGGCCGCTCCCCCGGCGGCAAACCCGATGGAACTGTCGGGTGTTGATCCTGCGGTGTTAGCCGCATTGTCGTCCCGTCTTGGGGTGGCGCTACCAAACAGTGGAGGTGTGTGATGCCAAAGGTCAATGGGAAGTCGTATCCGTATACGGCGGCCGGGAAGAAGGCGGCCGCAAAGGCGGCGAAGAAGAAGGCTCCTGCGAAGAAGGCCGCGCCGCGTCGTTCTGCGACTCGGCGCAACAACATGGATTACTGAGCGATGGCTGAGAAAGATCCGAAACTGGTGAACGCCGGAGTGTCGGATTACAACAAGCCGAAGCGCACACCGAATCATCCGACCAAGTCGTGGATTGTTGTTGCCCGCAACTCTGAAGGCAAGACGAAGACGATCCGGTTCGGTCAGCAGGGTGTGACCACAGAGGGGTCGGATCCGAAGACGGATCGTGGCAAGGCTCGCCGCAAGTCGTTCCGTGCCCGCCACAAGTGCGAGACGGCTACGGACATTCTGAGCGCAAGGTATTGGGCGTGTCGTCACCTGTGGTGACGGCCGTCAAGACGGCTGTAGCCGTGCTAGTGGGCGTATTCGTGATTGTTGTTGGAGTGTGCGTGTGGGCGGCAAACGAACTCAGGAACCAGATCGATCGTGGCCGGAAGCAGGTCAACCGCCGCTAGTTGAGATCGTGTGGCACGACTCGTATTCGTTGGATGACGACTGGTTTCCGGTGCCACACGAACCGAAGATTCGTGTGATCACCTCGTCGGGTTATGAGGTGGCGTCTGACGCGACGTATGTGACGTTGGCGTCGACGTTCGATCTGGAAACCCGCCATTTTTCTAATGGGATCGCCATTTTGCAGTGCTGTGTGCTGTCCCGCCGAGTCATCTAACGATCTCTAGGTAACGGTTTTTCTATCTATATGGAGGGTTTCGACCCTCCGTGAGAGCAACCGACATGGACTCTGGAGACATAGTGAGTGACACGATTGATGCCCCGCAAGTAGACCCCGTCGAAGACGGACAAGTTGGAGATGTGGGCGGAACGCCAGATGTGGCGGACGATGCACCAATCCTGAACGTCGAAGAATTCTCTGACCATCATGTGACGGTCAAGGTCGACGGTGAGGACGTGCGGGTTCCGTTGTCAGAGGCGGTGGCCGGTTACAGCCGTCAGGCGGATTACACCCGCAAGACGCAGGAACTGGCAGAGCAGAGACAGCAACTTCAGTGGGCAAGTGCAATTGCTCAGGCGCTGGAGAACGACCCCAAGCAGACCATCAACCTTCTGCAAACCCACTACGGGTTGTCGAAGGCCGAGGCTCAGCAGGTTGCCGATCAGGCAACTGCGGAGACTCAGGGGGCTGAGTGGACCGACCCAGTTGAAGCCCGGGTGAAAGAACTTGACGAGCGGATCCGCCAGTTTGAAGAGGACAGGGCGTATCAGCAACTCCAACAGGAAGTTGAACGACTGCAAACCACATATGGAGACGATTTCAATCCTCAGGAGGTTGTGTCTCAGGCGCTTGCGTCGGGGAGCACGAATCTGGAGGCGGTCTACAAGCAGATTGCTTACGACCGGCTGGTGGCCCGCGTGCAGGCCGCCGAGCAACTGGCGGGTGACCGTACTGCTCAGGAGCAGGCGGTGCTGGATGCGAAGCGGGGTGCAGGTTTGGTTGCTGGCGGGTCTGGGGCGGCTGGTGAAGGACAGTCGGAATCGGCTCCAATCCGTTCAGTTTCCGACGCTTGGAATGCCGCGAAGCGGGAGTACGGCGTCGCCTAATTCTCTAGGGAGAATCAACAATGGCTGGTAACACCAACTTCGACAGCCTGCTGTCGACCACCATCGCGAACTACCGCGATCAACTCACGGACAACGTGTTCAACGCTCGTCCGCTCACCAACCACCTTATGGACCGGGGACGGATCCGCATGGTGGATGGCGGCACCAAGATTGTGGAGCCGCTGATCTACGCTGAGAACAGCACCGTCGCGTCGTACTCCGGTTACGACACGCTTTCGCTGACCGCTCAGGAAGGCATCACCGCCGCCGAGTACGACTGGAAGCAGTACGCCGTTTCCATCGCGATCTCCGGCATTGAAGAGGCCAAGAACAACGGCGAGCAGGCCATCATCAACCTTCTGGAAGCCAAGGTCATGCAGGCCGAGGAGTCGATGAAGGAAGGCTTCAACGCCATGTTCTTCGGTGACGGCACCGGTAACTCCGGCAAGGACTGGGACGGTCTCGGCAACATTGTTGAGGCTTCCGGCACTGTCGGTGGCATCAACCGCGCCACTTCCGGCAACGAGTTCTGGCAGTCGTATGAGGAGAACACCGCTGGTGCTCTCACCACGGCTGACATGACCACCGCCTACAACACCGTTTCGGTTGGTAACGACCATCCGGACATGGTGCTCACCACTCAGACCCTGTTTGAGAAGTACGAGTCGCTGCTCACGCCGCAACTCCGTTACACCGACACCAAGACGGCTGACAGCGGGTTCCAGAACCTTCTGTTCAAGGCCGCCCCGGTGGTCTACGACGTGGATTGCACCGCTGGTGTGATGTACTTCATCAACTCCAAGTACCTGACTCTGGTTGGGCACAGCGGCAAGTGGTTCCAGCAGACGGAGTTCGTCCGTCCTGAGAACATGGATGCCCGCTACGCGCTGATCTTCTGCTACGGCAACCTGACCTGCCGTAACGCGAAGAAGCAGGGCAAACTCACTGCCCGTACTGCCTGATCAGGCGGATAGTGACGGTGACGGCGGGGGGCTTCGGCCCCCCGCTTTCCCATTTGGGTAACGAACTGGCCTTTTAGTGATGGCTGGTGTACCTGCATATTCCCTGTACGGCGTGTCTGCGATGCGGGATTCTCGTCCTGCCGTGGCACCAGAAGGTTCTCGCCCTGCACCTCCGGGGGGCATGCCGTACACCGGCCACACGCGGTGTATGGCGAATGAGGCGACGTGTCAGGGGCATCGGGCCAAAGGCACGGACTATTGCATGGGGCATTTGAGGCAGATGGCCCGGGAGATCAAGGAGCGTGAGGGTGAATCTGGCTGACATTCGCTCCAAGGTCCGTGAGATTGTCGACATGGATTCGACCGATCTGTCGGACACCTTGCTGAACATGTACATCCAAGACGGCTACGACCGGATGATTGCGTTGGAGCGTCGCTGGCCGTTCTTTGAGAAGACGTACACGCTGAGCACGGTCGCAGATCAGCGTTCGTATGCGCTGTCTTCGATCGGTGCGGGTGACGTGCGGGAGATCACGTCGGTGGTGGACACCACTGCTGGCGGTGTCCGGTTGACGCTGGTTGCACATGAGGACGCTGAGGCGTTGTGGTTGGGGTCGTCGGACTTGTCGTCCCGGCCGTTGCATTTCTCTGTGTGGCAACAGGAGTTGTACTTGTGGCCCCGACCGAACGGTGTGTACAACCTGAGTTTGCGCGGCTATCGCAAGCCGACATCGTGGTATCAGGATGACACCACAGAGGTAGATGCTGACATTCGTCTGCATCAGTCGCTGGTCTATTACGGGGTGGCGCAGACCTACCAGTTGCAGGAGGACACGCAGTTGGCGTCGTTCTACCGGGATTCGTTTGATGAGGCTGTGCGGCTTGCCGCCGGAGACATCATGCGTGTGTCGTCGCACCGTCCGTTGGTGCTGTCCGGTGGACGTTTCCATGAGTCATCGAATGGCTTCCAGTCGCCGGTCTACTACTGATGCTGTCCACGATTCAGACGAACGACTTCACGGGCGGCCTGAACTATCGGGCTGACGCGTTTCAGTTGGCTGAGAACGAGTCACCTGACCTGTTGAACGTCGATCTGGATCCGCGTGGCGGGTTTTCTCAGCGTGCGGGGGCGACCGATTACAACACGTCGGCAATCGGGTCGTTGGGCGCGGCGGCGTTCACCCCGAAACGCACGTTTTTCTGGGAGGGCAACGACCGCCAGTTGCTGGTCGCGGCAAACGACAAGGTGTATTGGACGCAGAACGGGACGTTTGCGGATACGACGGCTGTGACTTCTGCGGCTGATGGTGCCCAGTTTGCGCCGTGGTCGTCGTCGGCCACGTCGCTGTTGTATTCGTCTGCTGGCCGTGGGACGGCAGGGTTCAAGTGGGACGGGTCGACGTTGACGACGCTGACGGCGTCGGCCACGTCGGCTTGGCAGGATTCGTTCGCGTCACCCACTGGGACCCACATGCCGACCGCAGACCATGTTGCCACCCATGTGGACCGGCTGTGGGTGGCGTCCACTCAGGAGGATGGGACGAACTATCCGGATCGTGTCCGGTACTCGCATCCGGGGTTCCCTGAGTCGTGGCGCGAACTGGATTACATCGATGTTGTTGGTGGCGGTCGGGGGATCACCGGCATTGTGTCGTTCGGTGATCAACTGTTGGTGTTCAAACCGCGTGCTGTGTTCGCCATTTTGGGTTACGACGAGGACACCTACCAGTTGGTGCCGTTGACGACGCAGGTTGGTGCCGCGTCGTCCAAGGCGATCACAGTGTCGGAGACCGGCGTGTTTTTCTTCTCTTGGCCGGACGGCCTGTTTGTGTATGACGGTCAGACGTTCACTGATCTGTTTGCGGCGTTGCGTCCGATTGTGGAGTTGGGCGAGTTTGCAGATGAGGCGGCTGATGAGGTGCTGGTGTCTCGTGTGGGGCGACGGGTGTTTGTGTCGTTGCCTGCCGGTGTTGCGCCTTCGGCGTACACCTACAACTCCACCGAGGATGTGTACCGGTCTACGACGCTGGTGTATGGCGGGCAGACACAGGGCTATGAGCAGGCTGGTGTGACCTATGACTCTGCGGCTGTGAAGTTTGATGGTGATGTTCAAACGTCGGTGGTAACCCAGACGTTTGTGTGGGATCCGACGATTGGTGGCGGGTCGTGGACCCGCTACCAGTTGGGTGATGGCTACGGGTTTGGTCCGTCGACGGACTTTGTGACGAATGCGGGTGATCGGATTCCGGTGACGGCACATCCGGCGAAGCCGTATGTGCTGAAGGTTGATCAGACGGATCTGTATCAGGACACGATTGCGGGCACGGCGCATGACCTCACGTCGTATTACGTGACGCGCTGGCAGGACGCGGGTGTGATGACGGCGTCGAAGTTCTGGCGGCGGCCAGAGTTGATGGTGCGTCAGTTGGGTGAGGACACGTCGTTGACGGTTCAGGTGTTTCATGATTGGAACCGGTCGACGGCGGATCGTTCGTTCACTGTGGCGTTGGCTGGGGAAGATATTGCTGGCGGCTATTCGTCGTGGGTGCAACCGGATTTGGGTGCCGATCTGGTGAAGGGGTCGAATCTGGGGTTGGCGAAGGCTGTCCAGTTGAAGGTGTCTGGGTCTGGCGGTCAGCCGTGGGGTGTGAATGCGATTGCGTACAAGTTCAACCCGCGTAGGAGTCGTGCCTGATGGCGGATCGGAAGTTCATTCCGCCGTCAGTGGCCCGTTTGCAGGGGCCGGATGCGGTTGCGGTACGCCAGATTGTTCTGGCGTTGACCGCAGAGTTAGAGCGTCTTCGGACGTTGTTGGATGACCATGAAAGCCGTCTAAGTGCTGGCGGCCTGTAACGAAATGGCCTTTATGTGATGGCTGGCAACTATGCGGATTTAGGTTTGGCGTATTCGCAGAGGGTGCGTTCTGCTGGTTCCCAGCGGGACGCGTCTTTGGCGTCTAATGCGTATGGCCGGTTTCTGTCTCAGCAGAGGGGTCGCCGTCAGCAGGCGGATTTGACTCGTGCGTCGAATCAGCAGTTGGGGAAGTTGGCGGCGTCGTATGGGGTGCGCGGTTTGCGGAACTCTGGGGTGCGTCAGCGGGGCGTGTCGGACTTTGCGACGGGTGTGCAACAGCAGGCGCAGGACATTGCGGATCGGGTGCGTCAGGAGCAACAGCAGTCTGTTTTGGATGATGCGTCTGTGAGTGCGGCGTATGAGCAGTTGGTGGCTGATGCGGAGTTGCAGAAGATGCGTGACATTTATGCGACGGCGTTGTCGTTGCAGGACTACATGCCGTTTCTAGGGAGTTGAGCCATGTTGAAGCCTTGGGAAATTGATCGTCGTACTGGGACGAGTTACAAGAAGAAGACGGGCACGACGGATCGTTCTACTCAGTCTGCGGCTCTTAGCCGTTTCAAGGATCAGGTCGGGTTGGAAGCCCCCGGAATCCCTACTGATGCGGCGGGCATGACGAACTGGCTTCAGTCGATCGACAACACATATGCGAAACAGCAGGCCGCCGCAGGGAATGCTTCGGGTGGTGGACAGTCGGGTGGCGGTAACGCCACCCAAGACGCGTTGGCGGCACTGGTGTCGGAGCCTGCGGCCGAACCGGCCGCGTATGTGGATCCGTATGCGGATGCCCGGGCGGAGGCCCAGCGTGCCGCTGAGGCCCGCCGCCAGTTCTTACAGCAGTGGGCGTCTGGTGCCCGGATGACAATGAATCAGGCGTCGGATAATGCGGCCGCGATGCTGGCCGCACAGGTCAACCCGTACGAACAGATCCAGATGATCGCCCCGTCGATCGCCCCGTCGGTATACGAGACGTACCTCCAGCAGTCCGGCGTGTCACCGGAGCAGGTGCAGGCGTTGATCTCCATGTCTGCGGCTGAGCAGGCGGCTAACGATCAGGCAGTCCAGAACATGGTGAACGTGTTGGCGGGATCCACAAACGTGGCGCGTGATTCACGGATCTCTGATGTGGAGTTGGCCCGCGCTTTGGGCGGGCTGGATGTCGACAACCGTTTGATGGCGTCGATGCTGGGGGTCGATGAGAGTGAAGCGGCGGCGTTGGCGAAGTTCGCCGAGTTGACCCGTCAGGATCAGATCGCGATGGAAGATCGTGACCGTCAGGATCGGCTGGACAGGGTGAACAGCATTGTGTCGGCGATCGGCGACCAGTTGGATCCGACGACGATCCTTGAAATGTACGCGCAGGTGGGTGTCTGATGGCTCACACACCCGGGCACAACTCTTCTGCTTCGCAGAACCTGAACTTCCAGCAAGATCTGGTTTCTGGGTTTGGCAATCTGCCGTTGGGCTACGCCCAAGGCGCGTTCACGTTGCAGGACTTGGCGGACTATGTGTTCCCTGCGGCGTACGAGAAGATTGATACGTCGACGTTTGACCCTGAGGGGACGGCGGCCCTGTTGGATGAGATTCTGGTGCAGGCGGTCGGTTCGCCGGAGTCGCCGGTTTATCAGCAGGCACAGGCGCTTGTGTCGGGTGTTGCGGCCGGGACTGTGGATCCGGATTTGGCGACCAGCACTTTGCTGTTGACTGAGGAGGGTCAGCAGTTGTCGATGATGAACCCAGCCTTTGGCGAGGCCCTTCAGGGTGTGTTCGCGTCAGCCAGCAAGATGGGTGAGGATTCCCGGGCTTTGCAGGCGGGGGATGTTGTCCAGTTTGACGACGGTTTTTACCGTCGTCGTTCGGACAAGGAACGTAACGATCTGTTGGCGGATGTCGGGTTGGATAACGCGTTGTCGGATCCGGATCTGTACGGGTTTGAGGATCAGGCCCGCCAGTTGGCAAATCTTGATCGGAATGTTGCGAATCTGACCGAGCGGCGTGACAGGGCCGAACTTCAGGGTGGTAATGCGGCGAAGCGGCTGGCGGAAGCCGAGAGTGTCATGGCGGCGTTCTTGGATCAGCAGGAGGCCGAGCGGGAGAGTCGGCCCGAGTCGCGTGCCGCGACCGGGGCGCGTCGTCCTGTGCAGAACGCTGGTGTTGCGGCGGCCCGTAATTTTGATGCCGGTGTGCCTGTTGAGAGTGTGATCCCTGACGATCTGCCTGATTGGCTTGTAGAGGCTGGTGGGCCGAGGCTGTCAGGCAGTCAGATGGTTCCTGCACCAATGAATCCGGTGTCTGCTCAGTCGCGTTCTGATGCTGGCGCTGGTTCTAGGGGGCGTACGGTTACGTCTCCCCCGCCGTACACGGATGCGGATCTTCGCCGGTTGCGTGACGAGGCGCGTTCGTTGGAAGCGGAGCAGAAGATTGCGGGTGTTCAGGCTGGGATGCAACAGGGTTTGCGTGACTATCTGGCGTCGAAGCCGTCTAGATACATGGGTGGTGCCCGCGAACTGTTGAATGAGGGTTTGTCGCAGATGGGGGCGGCCGTCGCCCCGGCACCACGGGTGTCGAAGCCGAAGATCAAGTTGGACTCTGACACGATCGCACGGCTGGTTCGCGGCGGCTGACTGTGGGCGCATTCGCTAACAATCTGCTGAAGGGCATCGGCCAGAACCCCGGGTCGGTGACCCGAGGGTTGGCCGCTCCGGCGTTCCGTGCGTCTGTTGGTGAAGGTGGGACCGATAGCGGGTCGGGTGGTTCGGCTATTGGCACGGTGGTGCGTGGTTTGTTGAAGCCGTTGGAGATCATCGACACGCCGAGGCGTGCGATTATTTCTGGTGCCCGTGAACTTGTTGATGCGATTGACGGCAACCCGGAGACACAGGCGTCGTTCTCCGATTTTCGTGAGCAGGCTGGCGATCCGACGTACGGGTTTGGTACGGCGTTTGCGGATCCGACTGGCAACAGTTGGATAAATCGGGCGATCGGTTTTGTCGGTGATGTTGCGTTGGATCCGTTGACGTATTTGACGTTGGGGGCGGGCCGGTTTGCTGGGATGGCGGGCCGTGCCGCTTTGAGCACTGACTTGTTGAAGGCGGCGCAGGCGGCAGACAAGGTTGAGGACGCCCGCCCGCTGATTCAGGCGGTCGGCCAGCGTGGTGTCACAGGGCTGGATCGAACCCAGCGTGATTTGGTGAACGATCTGTTGCGGGTTGGTCGTGAGGCTGGTGCTGAGGTTGGTGAGGGTGTCGGTCAGGCCGGTTTGCGGTTCGGTGTTCCGTTCTCCGCACGTCAGACGGGGGCGCTTCCGGGGACCCGCCGTGTCGCTGAGGCGATCGGCGGGAATCTTGCTGGTGTCCGGCAGGCGGCGGCCAATACGCGCACTGGGGCGCGTATCCGTGCCCGTGTGACCCCGGAACAGTTGCGTCCGCTGTACGACAATCTGGCAACTGGTGGCGGGAACGAAGATGTGCTTCAGCAGTTGGCGGTTGCGTCGTCGCGGCGTGGTGAGGAAGCGGCGCGTCGGGCTGTTGAGGGCCGGTTGTTGCCGGAGGCTGATGAGATCGCCAAGGAAGGCAAGCGGGAGGGTTTGTCTGGTCAGGAGTTGACCCGCCGTTTGGAGAATCGTTCGTCTGTGAACGCTCAGGGTGCGGATGGCAGGGCGGCCACGTTCCTGAATGAGAACTTTGAGTTGGTTGAGGATGCGGCTGATGGGTCGCGGGCGAACTATGCGCCGTGGATGCGGACGGATGAGGGCCGCCAGTTGGGTCGTGACGTTGACGACCTGAACGCGACAATTGGTGTTGTCGATGAGTTGGCTCCTGAGGGGATTGTGTTGCGTCGTGAGGCGTTCCGTCCGGGTCAGACGTTGGAACGGAACGGTGTGACGTATGTGTTGCCTGAGCGGGTGACGGTCGACGTTGTGAATGATGCGATGAAGACGTTGTACCCGGAGTTGGGTGGGGCGAACTTCTTGGTTGATGACGGTTACGAGTTGTTGAATCGGTGGTCGCGTGCGGCGGCCGCCGAAAGCGGCCGTCAGGAGTTCGCTCAGGGGTTGATGCGGTTTGGTATTGCCGCCCCACGGGATGCGCGTACGCGGGCTGGAGAGGTCGCTCAGGGCTTTCTGGAGGGCGCTGAGGGGTCTGCGGCCCGTCAGGGACCGGAGATTCTGGCAGGCCGTCAGGCGGATCTTGACGCGGCAAATGCGGGTGTGCGCGCGGCCCGTGCCGAGGTCACGGGACGTGTTGACGAGCAGGTGGCTCGTGGTGAGGGTGCTGTTCAGCAGTTGCGGACACGGTCGGCTTCTGCCGCCCGCGCCGCAGAGAAGCGTGTTGCTGACATTGAGGCTGAGGTTGCTCGCATTGACGGCCAGATTGCCCGCCTACAGGGGCGGGCGTCTGGTCAGGTGGCGTCTCAGCAGGCGCGGTTGGATTCACGGCGGGCGCGGTTGTTGGCTGAGCGTGCGTCGATTGAGGCTGATCTGAATGCGGCTACAGACGAACTGGTGCTGAACATTCTGCGTGAGGGTCCGCCGCCGTCAGGTGGGCGTGATGCTCAGGGCAGGTTGACGCGGTTTGTTGCTAAGTCGCGTGAGGACTTGATGCAGGATTTGGCGCGTCGTCGTGCTCCACAGCGGCGGATTGATCGGGCGAATGCGCGTCTGGCGGAGAATGAGGATCGTTTGTTGGAGGTGTTCTTGCGTGAGGGGCAGGTTCGTCCTTCTCAGGGGCTTCAGGATGACATTGCGCGACTTCAAGATGAGCGGGCGGTTGCGGCCAGTGTTGACCCTGCGGCAGATTCTGCGGTTGTGGCGGCCCGTCAGCAGGCTGATGATTTGGCCGCTCAGGCTGATGAGCGTGCGGCGCAAACCGATCTGATCAGGTCACGTGACAGGCAGGCGTTGGCTGACAATCCGCGTACTGGTCCGGCTGTGCGCCGTCAGCGTGCCGCTGAGGCGCGTGCAACGTCGGTTCGTAAGTCGGTGCGAGAAGCACAGCAGGAAGGGTTCCTGTCTGACTTTGATCCGGCGACGGCCGAGTTGTCGTTGCGTCAGAATTTGGATGCGGCGGCCGCGAACTTTGGTCCCGGGGCACGCCAGTTCCGTGGTGAGGCCGAGGCGTTGTTGGATGGTACGACGCGTAAGAACGCGTCGGCCGTTGAGAAGCGTCTTGCCGAGTTGGCGGAGGATGCCCGTAAGCCTGACGCGTTGCCTGAGGTGGTGGCGGCACATCGGACGCTGGTGGCCGCCTATCGGATTGAAGCGCAGATCGCCGCTGAGGGTGGCAAGGCCCGCAACTTCGCCCAGTTCTGGGATGTTGGCAAGCGGCCGTCGTCTCCCCAGGCGCGGGCCGCGATTCTGGATGCTCTCCAGCAGGGTTGGCGGGACATTGAACGTACGGGTGTTGTGGTTCCCGATCAGGTGTACCGGATGCGTGAGCGTTTAGTGGCACTAAATGATCCGAAGGAGTGGAACGGTTTCTTGCGGACGTGGGAGAAGTACACCCGTCTGTTCAAGGCGTATGTGACTGCGTCGCCACGTTTCCATGTTCGTAACGCGATGTCGGCGACGTTCATGAACTATTCGGATGGTGTGACGAACGCGCAGATGGCGCGTGGCATCGCAATCTGGAAGAAGTACGCCCAAGATGGTTTGGATTCGCTGGATGACACAGAGCGTCGGGTGATTGATGCTGTGTTGGCGTCCGGTGCCGGTCAGTACGACACGGTTGAGTTGGGTGTTCGCGCTCCGCGCGGAACGGGTTGGTCACGCAAGGCTGGTCGGAACGTCGAAGGCGCGGTCCGTGCCGGACCT